TTATTTTTAGGTGTATAACTACCAAGAGAAGTCACATCTTTTGTTTTAGTGATATTAACCGTGATAGGCTGTACATCACCCAGCGCGCCAGCTTGCGTATAAACTAATGCTCTAGGCATCATAAACAAACCAAGAACAACATTAACATTATCAAAAATAGATAAAGCGGTTACATCTGTCTGTAGGTCTGCAATTCCACTCGCATTAGGTTCATACACCTTGAACTCGCATTGATGAAACGTTCTGCCATAGAAACCACCTGTTACTGGAACACCAATAACGTTTGCGGTTTTAGCCATAACGATAACCCAATCACGCATAACACCAGTATTGCTAATTGCATCACCGATATATTCACCAAGTTCAAGGTTTTCGGGTAACAGGTTATCACCGGGGTTATCGGTTCTACTATGCTCCCTCTCCACAAAACAATCACCGAAAGACCAATCAAAATACCACGTATTCAGCGGGTCAATCTCAAAGGTGATTTCACTAGTGATATTGTTCACATACTCCACACCAGTAATGAAGGCATAGAACCACTTCGTACCGAAAGCCGTATTTTGATACATAAGATAGTTACAATCATACAGGCTTTCAGCAGGTTTTTCCACCCGCATTTTGCCACGCTGTAGTCGCTGATATGTTTGCTTAGAGAATGTGAACTTAGTTTTGCTCTTAAAATAATCCGTCTGTTGCGTTCTTTCCGTCCACCCAATTGTATGCTCATAGGTGTTATCTAGCGGAACATTCTTCAACACACGGATTTCAGTATCGGGTGCAATATACATTATATCACTCCTTTCAATATAAGAGGGGATTTCTCCCCTCTTATATTACCCCTTAGGGGATTTCTCCCCCTCTTATATTACCCCTTATTTGCGGTGATAGTAGTACCAACCTCGCTAGACAGGTCAACACCAGTGGCGTTATAAGTGGTGTCACCAATCTCAATCACAAGGTCAACGGTAGTGTCGGTGTAGGCGTTAGGCACGATGATAGCACCGTAGCGGTGAACCGCAATACCGGCCTGCGTGAGAGTTTCGGTCTGCTTAAAGTCGATAGACAGATTGTCAAGAACGGGAGTGGATTCCAGAACAAAGGTCATCACCTTAGCGTTGTCACTCTCAACAACAGATTCCACCTTAAAGGTAACAGCGTTGGGCTTCGCCGTAATAGCACCATCAGCGACAAACACAACAGCGTTAGAGAAGGGAGAATAACTAACGGTTTTCCACACGTTATAGAAGTAGTTCCAGTACATACCACTAGAGACATACTTCTCGGTGAATTTGTTGTTGTTGTCATACATCTGGAACCATTCACGGTCAACCAGAACAGCCTTAACGTTCTGCATGAGTGCCAGTTCAGCCGGGGTGACTTCCTCAATCATGTCAGAGTTGGCACGAATCTCATCGAACCGCTCATTGTCGAAAGTAGTGAAGTCATCAATCAGCATCAGCTTACCAATGAAGTCAGCCTTATCCATGTTGAAAGCGGCGGACAGCACGTTCACATCGTACTGTGCATTGTACTCGCTATCCATGAAAATATACTGGTCACTCTTAGGCGTGGTAGTATGCACGCCCTCGGCGTTGAACTCGGTTTTCATAAAGGTCAGCAGGTTAGAAGTTCCACGGAACTTCACAGCGGCGTTCTTCATGTCACCATCCAGAATGGAAACCGGGTACATCTTACCGCGGGTGATACCCTTGATAATCAGATACTTGAACAGCAGGTACTCATCGTACTCGGCGGCGGTGTAAATAGAATCGACAATCTTTGCAATCAAATCCTGCACACCGTTGATAGAAGTGAAAGCCTGCCGCAAGTCCTCATCCTGGATAGTAACCGGGTACTGCACACGCCAGTTCATAGTGTGGAAAGCAGAACGCACATCGGGGAGAGTACGTTTCAGTTCACGCTCAGCCGCCTTTTCAGCGGAGAACTCACGAGCCTTAGCGATGTTTACGAACACTTCCTCAACAGTCTCACCAAACTCAAGATAACCCTTCTTGAGTTCCGCATAGGCGTTGTTAAATACAGCCGCCTTAACACGCACAAGGGCGATACGGTTAATCAGAGAAGTGAGAAAATAGTTAGCACAGTTCGGATAACCATAAATCACCTCACCGACGCGAGGGATATCCTTCGTATCGTGAATCTCCGGAACCAGAGACTGATACTCATACGGTGCATTTGCACGAATCGTATTGAGGATATCAACCGTGCTCGCATTAAGCTGTGTCATAGCAATTCTCTTAGGCATTATTCAGTTACCTCCTTAAAAAGTTTTTCATAGGTATATTTGGTTCGAGGGTCTTCGTCCTCATCCTCAAACTCTTCTTCCTCTTTAGCGGGATGTCCACTAAAGAATCTATCACGATATTTTTGTCTCCATTCTTTGTCGTTTTCTTCATATCTCTGTTTCCAGTTTTCGTTTTCACTATTATCATGGGCGTTTAGCGTATCTTGCACATCGGCAATAAACTCAAGGGCTTCATCGGTGGTATCTTCACCCATGCGTTCACGCAAACTAGCCATGATTTCCTCGGTAGTTCTGACTGCCATTTTTTATATTCCTCCTTATACGAAATATAACCAGATTGGCATACGGTGTTTTCTTCGTTTCACCGGACCAGGTGTCGGGCCGGGCGGGTTATCAATGAAGTACTGATACCAGTATTCAGCGTTTGACACTCTTGTGTTGTAACTACTAGCGGCGTATGTATCACCGGGCCTTTCATAGCACAATTCAAAAGCACCCACCAATTCAGCCAGAGACAGTTCCCTACCATTGTATGTTCCACTTGCGAAGTCCGAATAGGTTGCATAATAGAACGCATCAATGTTGATACCTATTGCAATGAAGTCATCATAATAGTAGTCGTGTAAACCATGTGACCATGAATCAGCAACGGTATCTTTGAAATAATGGGTCTGCCCTGCACCATCCTCCGGTAAACCGGGGCTATTAGAGAAGTTTGGGCTATAACCTATAGTGCTATATCTATTGGCATTTGTAGAGTTAATATATTTGTTTGCTGGTGTGAACTGAAATAATCCGTAACCGTGTGACTGTGCTTGTGAACTTGTCCAGCCGTTGAACTCTGCTACAGTTGGTACATAATCGCTTTCCCACCGCCACGGATTCAAGCCGCTTTCACCTGCACCATTGCCTAACATAGCCGCAACGGATTTCAAAGACCAACCTTCGTTCAAAAGAATACTTGCCATGATGGAGGCGTTTTCTTTTGCTTCTTGACTGGTTCTCGAATAACCTCCTGTTGCTTTAGCGTGCCAACTGTATGAGGAGGGTGCTGCATCATTATAGATGAAACCTTGACAGTAGTAATCCCTGTTGGAATCCATGATTATTCACCTACTGTGATAAAAGCGTCCGGGAAATACTTCTGTGCCTCTGCAAGCATTTTCTGTGCGTTTTCTTTCTTAGAGAAAGCACCAACCTGCACACGGTATAGCTTAGTAGGCTTAACCTCCGGTGCGACATAGGGAACGTCGAAGTAGTCGCAAATACCATGACAAATTGCTTCCGCAATATCGTCAATATGGGTGGTAATCCATTTGGCAATATCGGGTACATCGTGGAAATCTACCTCGATATAAGCCGTGGGTGCTTTAGGCATACGCACTTCATACAAATCTGTGGCCTCTGTGATGTTTTCACTAGTGCCGGGTGTCAGCGGAAACAGGTATTTTGCAATATCACAACAAGCATAATAACCAGTTTCCTTCTTGCTCCAACAGAACATACGGGTTCCGGTTACTTTGCCGTTACAGGCATTGGAGTGAATAGGAACATACAGGTCTGCATCATAGTTGTTTGCTTCAAATACCTTCTTAGACATCGAATAATTGTGCATCAGCATGACACCAAAGCCGCAACGGAGAAGGGCTTTGCGAAGTGCAACAGCTACCTTGCCCATCTGCTCACCTTCATTGGTGTTCATGTTTGCATATTTGTTCTCAAACTGGTTAGAAGGGGATAGGAAAATTTTGTACATTGTTAGTCCTCCTTAGGCATCTGCTCTCCCTCGGTGTACGTCCTGCCGTACTCCGCCGGGTCAATGGCATCGCTGTAAGCCACTCCGTCGCGCACCACATAGCAGCCAACATCGGAGTATGTGTGAACAAACTGCCGTCCGTTCAATTCATAGGTTTCTGTCACAATCATCTCTGCTCCTCCTTACGTGGTAATGGGTGTGCCATCGGCGTACTGCGTTTCGTAAATACTGCCCTCAATGGGGAGAATCCGGTTATTCTCATACGAAAGAATCGCCGACCAGTTAGTTGCCGCCTGATAGTCGGCAATTAGCGCCTGTGGTACATACAAGGCACCGCCGGCGCCGCCAGAGGCAAATGGAGTGGATGAAAAACAGTTACCATTACTTAGTGTCACAATAGAATCTCTGCGTAAAATAACTGTGTCTAACTCCGGGCAGTTTTGGCACATATTGGCACCAAAATTTTGCCATCTCACATCTATGATTTGCAAATTTGGGGAATCCCTAAGGCAATAACCAGAGCTTGACGCCCATGACCCGCTCCAATACGGGGCGATAAATACTCGCTCGTAAGAATGCGAAAACACATAGGTAGTGTTATTTATCGCGTCATTGCCGGTCTTGTTCCACCGTATCACGTCCACAAACGCTCCAGCAAACGCATAGCTACGGGATGGATTCACATCGCCCAGTACAGCCACCACAGTTGGATCGTCAGAAGAAAACCACTTGTCGAATGTAACGCCGCCACCGCCACCCCCACCACCCCTTTTAGGCTGCTCCTTCCATTCACCTGTGGATTCATTAAACATGAAATCCTTCCCGGTGTCAATCTCATGGAATTTATCGCCATTATTGGCAACGGGTTTGGTGTCGTCTTTCAGACCACGGTACTCCGAGGTTCCGTCATACTTATTAAATTTACTTACCATTGTCATTCTCCTTTGCTTTAATTTTCCCCAAATAGGGTTCAAACAGTTTTGCAAGGCCGGGGTTTACATCTGCCAGATTTTCACAAACACTAATAAACTCCATAAGGCAGACATAAGCGGCAACAGCTTCAAGAACAGGAAGTTCAAACCCAAAGTTGATATAGTTTGCGCCGTATTCAAACAAACCAGAGCCAGCTACAGCAATAACCTCTGACAGCTTATGGAACAAACCTTTGTGAAGGATAGAGCTATCCATGTTGCCGTGGTAAAGTGCCTTGAGAATACCAGTTAGCACATCGAGAAGGATGAAAATACCGACCACTACATAAATCATCATCATCACACCCCCTTTCTTATTATTCATTATAGCATTTTTATATTGACTTGTCAAGAAAAATGTGATATAATTAAATGGGGCTAGATAGGAGGTTCACATGATTCAGTTCTATAGTGGTACTAAACTACTATCAATGAAGGATATCAAAGGCCGTACCCCAGAAATCTTTTTGTGTACATCAAATCGTTCAGCAGGTAAGACAACATATTTTAACCGCCTATGCGTTAGGCGCTGGCTGAAATATGGTGAAAAGTTTATGTTAGTCTATCGGTTCAATCTTGAACTGGATGACTGTGCTGATAAATTCTTCAAAGATATCGGCCCTATGTTCTTCCCCGGTATGCACATGACTAGCAAGCGAAGGGCTAAAGGTATGTACAGCGAGCTATTTATTGATGATAAGCCTTGTGGCTATGCTGTTGCGTTGAATAATGCTGACGCTATTAAGAAGAATAGTCACTATTTTAGTGACGTGGTTCGTATGCTCTTTGATGAGTTTCAGAGTGAGACTAACCACTATTGCAACGATGAGATTGTTAAGTTTCAATCTGTGCATAAATCTGTGGCAAGAGGACAGGGAAAACAATCTCGCTATGTTCCTGTTTTTATGCTGTCTAACCCGGTGACTATTCTTAATCCCTATTTCATTGCATTAGGTATCACCAGTCGGTTGAATGAGAATACTCGGTTCCTTCGTGGTAACGGTTGGGTTCTGGAACAGGGTTTCAATGAATCCGCCGCTAAGGCACAAGAGGAATCCTTGTTCAATCAAGCGTTTGCAAATGACACTTATCAAGATTATTCTAATCAAGCGGTGTATTTGAACGACAACAAGGCGTTCATTGAAAAGCCTAAGGGCAGAGGTAGATACCTTGCTACCCTTAGGTATAAAGGAAGGGACTATGCACTTAGGGAATATGCAGAGGAAGGTATTATCTATTGTGATGATAGGCCAGACTCAACATTTAAGGCTAAAATCTCTGTCACAACAGATGACCATAGAATCAACTATGTTATGCTGAAAAGCAATCAATTCTTTGTAGAAAATATGCGTTACTATTTTGACCACGGCTGTTTCAGATTTAAGGATTTGAGGTCAAAAGAAGCGATTCTAACAGCCCTATCATATTGACATATCTACAGGTGTCTTTCATACTTGTAAATGAGGTGGAAAGCACAGGTGGAATAAACTGCCACCCATGTTCGGTTAGCTTGCCGCTTGTATGTTGCACTTGATTTAGATATGAAGAACCCCTAGAAGTCTAACTTCTAGGGGTTCGATTTTAGTCTCCGTCTTTTAACCATCTGAGGATAAAGTCATGTTGATTTTCTTTCGGGTAAGGTGCATTAAGATATTGCTGATAATCACGACCAAACCCGGCCAACAAATGAAGCAACTCGGCTATTTGTGACGGTGTGGTGTCTGCCATGACTTCACGGAATTGCTCATACTTAGTGAGCGGTTTGAGTTTGTCGCCGCACTCCCTACAAAATTTATCAGAGTAATCAACACGCTTACCACATTTGGAACAGGTATAACCATAAATACCATACTTCAAATAACTCATTATCTTTCCCTCATTTCTTCTAATTTGCTCATAAATTCTTTATAGGAAACAGCTTTACCATCTACCATAAAAGTCATAACACTATCCCTAATCTTTTCTAGTTCATGCTCCAAATCTTCTCTGCAAGTTTTCTTGTGCTTGCAGAGAACACATAGTTTTACAACTTTGTTACAAATTAAACCCATCTATATCACCTCTCTCATTTTATACATACCTTCGACTAGTAGTACACCACCACGAATACGTTTAGGCATTAGCTTTCCGGGTACTTCTAGGCCGATATTAAAATCTTCTATTGTGCGTTTTTCTTTTAGGAATTGTATCTCCGGTTCGTCGTAATGTTCTTCGTCCTCTGGTGTTAATTCATAGCCGCTTACTGATTTCAAGAATAGTTGCTTACAAGCGTCAGGCATACCAGCGCATTTCACATTATAATAGGGGTCATCTATGGGTTTAAGATTCTCCATTACAACGTGTTCAATGTATGTTTTCTGTCGGACAAACCAACCCTCATCCCAACAGGATTCTAGTTTCCAGCAACAGAAGTTTTTATCATGCACTGTAATGCCTGTCAGTTCTTCGGGCGGAAGGTCACAATGAATACTGTCAGTATCTGCATAAATGAAACCAGGTTTGTCAACACCATGATAATTCTTTTGTGCCGCTCTAATGGTGAAGTTTCTAGCATAACTAGTGATAGCTGAACCAACAGGAATATAACCGGGAACTTTGTCGTTAGCTGTGACACCATAAAAGCCTATAGTTTTGTCCTCTTTAACGTAAGCTACACGAAAAGATGAATCTGTATTAGAAGCCATTTTTCCGTAAAGATTATTGAGGAATAGTTTTGCTAACTCTCGCCTTGCTCCTGTACTGTTCATTTTAATTTCTTTCCACTTGTTAATGTAACCATCAAAGATACCAATAGCGGATTGAAAATAGCAACCATCTAGGATTTCAGCATCGACTAAATCATAGTGTTCTTTTATTAGCTGAAAATCTGTCATGGTTAGGGTCAACTCTACAAACGTTGGTATGACTGTTTCACCGTCAAAATCAATGATTTCTTTGTAGTATCTACCTGTCTTTTTATCGTACACATCAGAGGTTTCAAGTGCTACATTTCCTCGGTACAATAAGCTGTTTTTAATTTGAATAAACGGTAACATTCCTTCTTTCAAATAGAAACGTGTTCTTATTCGTACAAAGTAATAGTAGTTAGGAAGAAAACATTCATCGGGCATATAGTCACCAGACCAGAATGTTGGTTCTCCTATAGGAAAGCGGTTATTGCTCTCACTACTCATCATAGAAGGGTACAGACTATTTACATCGGCTGTTGTGCCGTTCTTGTACATACGTTTTTCTTTACCTTTTGCCAGATAACACCATCCACCACGATATGACTTCCTTATGTATTCACCAGCATTTGGTGAACCGTATATAGTTTTGTCCAAAGGAATATCATACATATTAGGAAAGTATCTCGCATAAGTTTTCTTTCCTATGATGTTTCTATACTCTGCAAGACAACAGCTACCAATGGTAAGTTTGTTGTGACCTTCATTGAACATTATTTCTATTGCTTCTTTTACAACTAGAACGTCGTTTGCTATGTATTTCTTTTCTTCATCTGTAATCTCACAACCTGCATAACGTAAACCTGTATATTCCATTGACAGTTTTCGGTGTTTTGTTTTGAAACTTCTGCCTATGCTTTCAACACTAAATGGAAGTAGTTTAAGGCTATCCCTAAACTCAATGATATGGTCATGCACTTTGAGAATAATCCGATACCATTGTCCCATGTTTGAGATTGAATAACAAAAGGTGTTGTTTCTCATATCTTTTACAGGGATAAACTCAAAATCATTTGCGTTTGGCCCTGTAACAATTCCCGCTTGTTGGAAACCTAAGTCTACCATAAAAGCAGACAGCCAAAATGAACCGTCAAACTTCAAATTGTGATAATACACAACTAGGTTACAGTCGAGGGACACAAAGTAATCAAGTTGTTCAAAGATTGAATGAAATATTTTTACATCTTCGGTATACAACTCTACGCAAGCACTCGCCCAAACCTCTGTATTAACTTGCCCTTTATATACGGTAGTTTCAAAGTCTCCAACAAAATACCGAAATTTCCTTTGTTTCACAGGTCAATAGTCAGTTTCAGAGGATTCCTGCCAGTCAGCAAATTGCGCTGATTCTTCAACGGTCAAAGGGCGTCCCATTATTATGGCAGAAAACTCATTGATATAAACCAACATATTTTCTACAATTATTCTTCCAGATTTATCACGAATATTTTTACCACTATCATAAAGAATCCGTTCAGTAAGACCGATAATTGTAGTAGCGTGTTCCTCACACCTTTTTGCTACAGCATCACGCCCATTTGCTGAAATAGCTCCATCCAACATTGATTTAAGGGTGTTCCTATCTCTGCGTTTTGTTTCAGCAAACCACTCTGACCATGTAGATGGCGGTTCCCAGTTGTCAATCATGTCCTCTACTTGTTGCAAAACTAGGTCAGTATAGAGTGGCAAATCTTCATCGGATTCTGCTTCTACTGGTAGGTCTAATTGAGGGCCAGCCCTTTGTGCCTTCTTTGCCCTTCGTACTTTGCGTGTTTCAGCCGCTTTCCTTGCCGCTATTTTTCGCTCTTGTGTTCTTCGATCTGTACCAGGCATAATTATACCGGTAAATGGGTCAATGTATGTTGCTTCACGGTATAGTTTCTGCGGTGTTATACTTTTGATTTCCTGTAGCCTTTTCTTGGTTATAACCTTTGGCTTTGTAGGAATTAAAGAATCATCAAACCGGAATCCACGCTTTTGAGCATTTCTAATGAAATTCTTAATGCGGTTTACCTGCCTATTCCATTCCTGTTGATTGGGCGTAAGTTTCTTTGGCATTTGTTCACCCCTTTTCAATAGTAAAACCCCGGTATATTTCTATACCGGGGTTTTGTCATAGCTTGTCTTACACGATGGTGCAGGTAAGAAACTGCTTCCCGGTGTAGTTTTTGCTATCCTTGCGATAAACCTCAATCTCGAAGTCGGTTTCACCTGCGTCAGCCATTTCATCCACGATTCCCTCAAGAGAGGTCATAAAGGATTCGGAACCGGTCACAAACTTGTTACCGCCCTTGTCAACGATAACGTACTTGTTGTAATCCTTGTCATCCTTGGAGAACTCATTGTGAACCTTGAGAATGACATAATAGTCAAAATCAATGACAACGTTGCCCTCCTGCTGTGTGGCATCGTCAAGCTGAATGGCGTTGCTAAGGTCTTTGATACGAATTTTCTCTCTGACAGTGAGTTCCTTAGTGCTGTGAGCGATTTCTACCTTGTAGCCTTCCATGATTGTTCCTCCTTATTAGTTTTAGTTGTGATGGGGCATTTCTTATTGAGTTTATGCTGTATGCAAATATCCTTGATAGGACATTTGTCACATACTGACGACTTTTTAATCATCAGCGTTGGCCGCCTTGCGAGGCGGCATAATCTGCGCAAGTTCGATGAAACGCTGCTCCGTCATGCCGTACAGGGTTTCCTCGACATAGGAATCAACAACGTGAACAGCCTTGACCTCATCGTTGTCAACCATCTTGGAAATAACCTTGAGCATGGCGTTCTCATCCTTGTAGGTGCGAGGAAGGGTCACAACCTTGTTGAAGGGTTCGCCCTCCACGATGTTCAGACACAGGACATTAGCCTTAGTGGTCTGAATGGTGCGAGTTACCATAGGGGTTCTTGCCATAATTGTTTCTCCTTTCTGTTTATAGTTTTAATTGAATTTGGTGACAGATGGAATTGAACCACCTTTACACTATTGTGCATAATCCTTTATCACCATGTTGCCGGGTATAGCGGGCACTATACCCGGCATGAGAAAAGAGGGGTGAGAACAAAGGGTCTTCTCTGACCATACCTAATTATACCACCCGGAACATAGGTTTGTCAAGAGTTAAATTTTTAACAATGTTCCAATTTTCCGGAATGATTTAAGGTTCGTCTGTTTCGTGCATTAAGGTGCGAACATGGCCAATAGTTCGCTCTAAATCCTCACAAACAACTTTGTAGATACAGTCTTTACAGGAATCAATGTGTGCACAATCAACGATTTCGTGCATTGACACTAAGCCGTGTGATAGTGCAAGATACATTGCTCTAAATTGAGCATATTTGTATCTACTCTTGAAGAATGATAGCATTTGGCAATTCACCACCTTTTTTCGGTTAATCATCGAGAGTAATCTTCTTTACCTTGCGATAGATAAGATATTGCAAAATATCCTCATCATCCATATGCAAGGAATCAACTAAGGTGTCGATGATACGGAACTTGTCAAGCCCATTCACATCTTCTAGGATGCAATGCCCTGTAAGACGTGTGCCATCCTTTTCCGGTATGGCCTTGATGCAGATTTCACCTTTCATTGTTATTTCTCCTTTCAATTTTGGTTTAGAGGTTTAGCCCTCTATAGTGTCCACCATGTATTGATGGACACGAACAGGGTTAATCCTGCGAGATTAACAGCTCTGTGAGTTTCCATGCCGCTAAAGCACAGATGATGATTTCTTTAATAAGGTCAAGCATAATTACACCTCAATCTTGTGATAATCTGTGTTGCGATAAATCTGGAGAAGTTCGCAAACAGTATGACCATAGTTTTTCTTTATGACGTTACGCATTAGTGTCTCAATGTGTGAATCATTGAAGTCGGGCACTTCTTCACGCATTTTATCATACAAGGCGTAACAGTCAAATCGTGAAATCATACGCCAGATTTGCCAGATAACACTACGCTCAAAATTGCGGTACTCTGCGTTGCGCTCATAATAGTCTAATGCTTCTGCGAGTTCGTGACAAGTTGGATAAAACCGCTTTACTCTAGTACAAGCGCAATCCTCATATTTCTGTAGCTTATACGCCATTGTTATTTCTCCTTTCAATTCTAATGATGGTTTAGAGGTTTAGCCCTCTATGGTGTCCACCGTGACCGGTGGACACGAACAGGGTTAAACGATAGGAAACTCATACACGTTGCAAGAGGTTTCATAATGCAGCCATTTCACGCCGTCCTTGTGGAATGTGTAAGCAAACGTGAAATTGAACGTGTTATGAGTAGGAATACACCACGGCCCACCGTTATTTTCAAGGCACTTATGAACACAATGTTCATACGCTCTGACCTTGTTAGCAGACGGACTACCGTATGCGTCCCAGATTGTCACATCCTCTGCTCTAAGAAAATTTTCATAGAGCGTTCTCTGAAACTTTGTCATTGTTATTTCTCCTTTCATTTCTACTGCTGGTTTCTTTAGCCCTCTATGGTGTCCACCGTTTACACGATGGACACGAACAGGGTTAAAGTTACTTTTCGTACACCTTGCGGGGCGGCAGGATTTGAGCATTTGCAATGAACACGCTTTCGGGCATGCCGTAAAGAATCTCACGAACAGAAACTTCCTTGACTGCTACCAGCTTTACATCGTCAGTCTCATACTGTGCACGGAGATTCTTGAGAAGTGCTTTGTCATCGTCAAAGGTTCCGGCGATAACATAGGTGAGGATATGCACATCGGCAGTCTCCACGTTGAGCGTCATCACGTCAGCCACAGTCTCCATAACCGTACGAGTTACCATCTTTTCCTTTTTCATTGTTTTTTCTCCTTTCGTTTCTACAGATAGTTTTGTTATTAGAGGTTTAGCCCTCTATGGTGTCCACCGTTTACACGATGGACACGAACAGGGTTAAA